AAGCGATGGAATGCTATTGCTTATCAACAAATGGTACATCAACTTGGCTACAAATGGGACATTGACTTCCAATGGCTCGGATGGATCCACGATGAAATACAGCTTGCTGTTCAACCACACCTAGTTAATGATGCCAAGTTCCAACTCGAATGGTCGATCGTCCAGGCGGGGGAATACTACAACCTCAGAGTTCCCCTCGCGTCAGAAGCAAAAGAAGGAGCTTCGTGGGCAGACTGTCACTGATACCCACCTTCGGGTTGATGCTGACTTCTTTGCCTATCGAGCCTGCCAATCAGCTGAGATAGAGTTGGACTGGGGCGATGACCTCATCACCATTGCCAGCAACTTTCAAGTAGTGCTGGAGATCTTTGAGGGTGAGCTTAACAATCTCCGAAAAAGATTTGATAGCGACCACATCACCCTTTACTTCTCCGACACCAAGAACTTCCGTAAGACTATCTCTGCGGACTACAAGGGTAAGAGAACCAAGCGCAAACCAGTTGGCTACAAACGCCTGCTGGAGTGGTGTGCTAAGCATTACAAAACTGTTCGTTACCCTAATCTGGAAGCCGACGATGCTCTTGGTCTGGAGTGTCACCTTGATCCTTCTGACTTTGTTCTGGTCAGTCCGGACAAAGACATGAAGCAAATCTCCTGCCGCCTCTTTAACGGCGAGGATGAGGTCAACGTGACCCCAGAAGAGGCCGATCACTGGTTCTGGACCCAATGCTTAACAGGCGACCCCGTTGATGGCTACAAGGGCGTTCCGGGTGTTGGTTCCGTAGGGGCCAAGAAGATCCTTGACAAGGCCACCGATCCGTGGGAGGCTATCGTAGCTGCCTACGAAAAGGCAGGCCTTGCCGAGGAAGATGCCCTACTCAACGCTCGCTTGGCACGGATCCTTCGTCCGGGCGAATACAACTCAACCACGAAGGAACCCATTCTATGGACCCCCTCATTTGGCTAGAGATCTCTCTAGTCCTTATTGTTCTCTACATTCTGGATCGAAACCTTTTTCATTATGTGGACCTACAGGTACAACATCTCCGCACCACCATCGCACTACAAGTCAATAAAAGAGTTCTTGGAGTCCGACTGTGGCTTGACCGACAAGCAATGGTCCACCGAGGACCCGTGGGCCGACTCTGGAACGAGTACTGCCTCTGGCGAATCCGAAACAACCCAGCCTACCGTGAATTCTTCGAAAACAAACCCCAGCCATTACCGAAGGGGAAAGATTGAGCCGTGGGATTTTATTGAATCTCAAGAGCTAGATTTCTTTTTAGGGAATGCTGTTAAGTACATTGCCAGAGCTGGCCATAAACCTGGAGAGTCCGCAAAGGATGATCTGGAAAAAGCCATTGTTTACTTGAACAAAAAGCTCGCCACATTTACTTGACATGTCCCCATCGTTGCTCCAGCAGGCCATCACCTTCCGCGAGGCGATGGATCAGCCGCTTAACACACCGGATGAGAATGTCCACGAACTTCAATTTGGACTCATCATCGAAGAATACAACGAGCTTCGGGTTGAGTATGAAGACGAGTTAAGTGGCTCAAAGGTTGATCAATTAAAAGAGCTGGCAGACCTCGTGTTCGTCTGCTACCAATACGCAGCTGCTCGTGGCTGGGACCTGGACACCGCAATGCGACGGGTGTTCGAATCAAACATGAGCAAACTGGTCGATGGGAAGCCCCTACGTCGAGCAGATGGTAAAGTGATGAAGGGGCCTAACTATCAACCACCTATTCTTGACGACCTCGTATGACCAGCTACGCTGACCTGGGAGACCTCCCCAACACTATCGCCCGGACCGGTCGCGTTCAATCGTGGATCGACAATCCGGAATCTCGCCTTCCCGTCAGTTGCACCGTGTTTGTCGTTGAGGACAGCATGGAAGGACCGGAGGGCATTGAAGCCTCCTGGCGCTTCGTCTCACACGCCCTTCGCAATGGTGCTGGAGTTGCTGTCCACCTTTCTAAACTCCGTCCTCTCGGGGCTGAGAATGGTCGCGGTCTTACTGCGTCTGGCCCTGTTTCTTTTGCTCGCATCTACTCTGCTCTTAATGAAACCCTCAGGCGCGGTGGAGTCTACAAAAACGGAGCTGTTGTTTGTCATCTTGACTATACTCATCCCGATGCTATTGATTTCATTCGTGCCAGTCGTTCGGATCTGGCATGGGTAAAGCGATGCTTGAATGTTGACAAGAACTTTCTTGATGTTGCTTCTCCAGAACTGATTGCTGCCACCCTTGATGGAATTAAGAAGGGCGACATCTGGCTAAACCAGATCCGCTTTGACAGTAACGGAAAGCGTATTTATGGAAATGTCTGCCTTGAAGTTTATCTACCTAGTCGTGGCACTTGTCTTCTACAGCATGTCAATCTCGGTGCTTGTACGGTAGATGATCTCGTACCTGCCTTTGTGGAGGGCATGAGTTCTCTGATTGCTCTTCACGGACAGACTGGTGTTGGAGAAACTGGGGAATACCTTGCCCCTGAAGTAGACCGTCAAGTTGGCCTGGGTGTTCTGGGGCTGGCAAACTTCTTGGCCTATCATAAGGTAACCTACAAAGAGTTTGGTAAAGCCCTCGATGCTTACTTCACACGTCGTCTCACCGGTTCTAGAGCCGAAGTCCTTGTCACTGAGCTTGCAACAGCGATTGACACGGCAGCACAGTTGGCCCGTCAGGCTAAAATGGATAGGGCGTTTGCTATTGCCCCTACCGCTTCTTGTAGTTACAGCAATATCGATCTTCGGGGCTATACTACCACTCCAGAGTTGGCTCCTCCTATTAGCCGCCACATTGATCGTGACTCAGGGACGTTTGGGGTTCAGTCGTATGATTACCCGCCCGATTGCGAGATTGCTTCGGAGGTAGGCTGGCAGGACTACAAGCGGGTTGCTGATGGTATTGTCCGTCTGTTTAGAAACACCTTCTTGTTCCACGGCTACTCCTTTAACAGCTGGAGCGATGTCGTCACCTATGACGAACAGTTCCTTCAGGAGTGGCTCACCTCACCACAGACTTCCCTCTATTACGCCCTTCAGGTAATGCCTGATACCCAAGCCAAGGATGATGCCCTGGCTGCCCTGGATGATGACTACAAGGAACTCTTCTCCTTTGAGGAGGATGTGGATCCTGATTGTGGTTGTCCTAAAGTTAAACCAATCGATGAGCCCTGTATCCCCTGCGGAGAATGAATACCCTGTCCCCCTATGCCCAAGTCATTGCCCGTAAACGTAAGTGGACCCCCGTAGCTGTTCAAGCTGGTAAGCTGGTTGAGGGTTCTGAGGAATCGATTCGTCGCGCCCTCGGCCTTCGCCACCTGGAGCTACCGGTCCGCGAGTTCCTCCAGCAAGGTCTGGAAAAGGAACTGCCAGCGACTGCCGGTGTTGTGGAGGCCCTCAAGAGTAATCAACTGGATGAAGAGCGCCACGACCAAGCCCTTAACTATGTGGTGGCTGCTCACGGTACCGACAACAAAGCAGAAGCCGAGGCCAAACATATCCTTAAGGCTTGGCTTGATGCCCCAGAACACCCTATCCTAAAGGCAGCGATTCTTGAACGCAGTGTCTTCTTCGTCATCCTTCCCTTCTTCCGATTCAACGGAGACATCGGCATCCGCACCACAGCAGCCGACATCAGCAGAGACGAGCAAACTCACGTCGCCGTCCACTCGATGGTCTGCTCCGAGCTGGGCCTCAAGTCCACACCAAGCCTCAATCGACTACGCAGAGCGACTGTGGGATGGGTAGTGGATGGCCTGTCCTCGTCTGAGAACAAGTATCTAGACAAGGACTTCTGGCTGAAGCAATCCGATTCCCTTTACGAACGTGGTAAGGCTCCTGGCCTGTCCGATACCCAGCGTGCTCGGATGCCTGCGTTCTTTGAGGCTGCCAACACTGACCTGCCTCAATATGGCTAATGACTACCTTGAAACCGAAGAACTCCCTCTATCCAGAGTGATAGGGGGAAAGGTAGATCTGGTTAAGCTTATTGAAGAACTTGATAAGATGTACCCAGATGCCTATCCGGAGTACAACATTTCGGAAAGACAGATGGCCTTTCAAGCAGGGGCCGTCGCTGTTATTCGCTACCTCAAAGGAAAGATTTAATCATGTGCCTCGCGTCGCCTCCAGCGGCTCCACCGCCGCCTCCCCTTCCTCCTGTTCCTCCAGCTCCTGAGCCCCCGGCTCCGGCTCCACCGCCGCCTGTTTCCCTGACTCCTGCTTCTGCTGGTGAGCGTGTTGCTACCATTCGTAGCGCCGCCTCGACCCGTTCGGCAGCTCGTCAAGCAGCCAGTGGTACGGCCCGTTTGCGGATGCCTCAGCTGTCTGTTACCCCTTCCACTCAGTCCAGCGGTGGTTCTGCTGCTACTGGTCTCAACATTCCTAAGTAATGGAAAATCAATCTGCCGCATCTCGTTATGCTAGATTAGCGAGCGACAGAACGATCTTTCTTGACACTGCCCGTGAGTGTGCGGAGCTTTCCCTGCCCTACCTGCTGACCCCTACTGGGGTTATCAATGGGCAAAAGCTTCCCACTCCTTGGCAGTCAATCGGAGCTAAGGGCGTCAACGTCATGGCCTCGAAGCTGATGCTTAGCCTGTTCCCTGTAACGGCTACGTTCTTCAAGCTTCAGATCAATGATGGCAAGATCGCCTCGGACCCAAATCTTGATGCTAAGATCAAATCAGAGATCGACTTGAGCCTCTCCAAAATGGAGCGGGTCATCATGCAGCACATTGCCGAATCACAGGATCGTGTGGTCCTCCACCAGGCAATGAAGCATCTGATTGTAACCGGGAATGTCCTGGTCTACATGGGGTCGAGTGGTATCAAGCTTTATCCTCTTGACCGCTTTGTGGTCGTCCGTGATGGAGAGGGTCAGCCTACCGAGATCGTTACTGTTGAATCAATCAATCGACAGTTCCTTCCTGAACAATTTAGACAATCTCCAACCACAGTCAATCATACTGGAGATAATACCAGTATTCCTAACATTGATGTGACCGTAGGAGAAGACGAAGCTGCTGTGTATACATGGGGTAAACTCATGGATGGACAGTGGCGTTGGAGGCAAGAGGTTGATGGAGAAGTTGTTCCTCAATCAGAGGGCAAATCTCCTAAGACTACAACCCCCTGGCTTCCCCTCCGCTTCAACGTTGTTGATGGTGAAGACTATGGCCGTGGACGAATCGAAGAATACCTTGGAGACCTTAAGTCCCTTGAAGGGCTTATGCAAGCAATGGTGGAAGGTTCCGCTGCTGCTGCTAAGGTGGTCTTTCTGGTATCTCCTTCTGCTACCGTTAAGCCTTCTACTCTGGCAAAGGCCGGAAATGGGGCGATCATCCAAGGGCGGGCCGACGACGTAACAGCCGTACAGGTCCAGAAGCAGGCAGACTTTGCTACTGCTTACCAGATGATCACCCAGCTCAATCAACGGCTGAGTGAAGCGTTCCTCATCCTTACCGTAAGGCAGAGCGAACGCACTACTGCTGAAGAGATCAGAGCCACCCAACAGGAACTCAATGAGCAGCTCGGGGGAATCTATGGTACCCTGACTACTGAACTGCTGAGGCCCTACCTTCAACGTAAGCTCTTCATCCTTCAACGCTCGGGCGATCTGCCTAAGCTACCGAAGGGTGTTGTGTTCCCAACTGTCATTGCTGGTGTCGAAGGCATCGGCCGTGGTCAGGATCGGGAATCACTGATCATCTTCCTTCAAACCATTTCGCAGGCATTGGGCCCCGAGATGATGGCCAAATTCATTAACCCTGAAGAAGCCATCAAGCGTCTCGCTGCTGCCCAAGGCATTGATACCATTAAGCTGGTTAAGACCGCAGAAGAGATGGTTGCTGAGAAGCAACAAGCTCAACAGCAGATGGTCAATCAAACCATGCTCAACCAAGTGGGTGATCTTGCTAAGGCCCCACTCCTTGATCCTTCTAAGAACCCTGAAGCAACAGATGCCGTCAGAAACTTCATCGGCGCAAGCCAGCAAACTCCAAGAGTCGGACCTCCAGGGCCTCAACCCTGAGGACTATGAAATCTCGGATGATGATACGACCGAACTAACTACCCGTCGTAAATCAGCTGGACGCCCCAAGGTCAAGACCGACATTGCTCGGGTATCACAAAATAAGATTGTGGTTCCTGGTCTTGGCCAAGTCACCCTTGTTATCCACTAATCATTACCAATGCCTGAAATCACCTTTGACCCCACCGATCCAGCTGATACGGAGGCTAGGGAAGCAGAAGAAGCAAGACTTCTTGAGCTTGGCAGTAGGCTTCAAGACGAGGAAGAAGAGATTCGCAATGAGACCTATGACAAAGCTCGTAGGGACTCAGAAGCAGAACTCAACTATGCTGGTAAATTCAAATCAGCAGAGGACCTTGAAAAGGCATACCTGGAACTTCAAAAGAAGCTAGGTCAGAAGGATACAGAAGAATCGCCTTCGGATGAACAAACCGAGAGTGATGACTCCCAAGAAACAGAAGACTCCAGCGATGATGGGGTGTCAGAAACTGCTCAGCTCCTGAAGGATGCTTCGGCTGAGTGGTTCAATAACTCTAAGCAGTTGAATGCTGACACGCTTCAAAAGCTGAAGGAACTTCCCTCGGAGCAACTGATTGAAGCCTATCTTGAGCTTCAAAAGAATGTTACTCCAGTTCAGCAGGCCCTCAGTGATGCTGATGCTGATGCTATTGTCAAATCCGTTGGAGGCGATGAAGCATACAAACAGACCCTGGCTTGGGCTGCTGAGAACCTGAAACCCGAAGAGGTGGCTGCCTATGATAACGTTGTCAACAGCGGTAACAAGGACGCCATCTTCTTTGCGGTTCAGGCTCTGAATCAACGTTACAAAGATACTGTTGGCTTTGAAGGTCAACAGGTTTCTGGTAAGAACGTTCGTAACTCCGTCAAAGGATTCCGTTCACAAGCCGAACTTGCCCGTGCCATCTCTGACCCTCGCTATCGGAATGATCCTGCGTACCGCCTTGACATCGAGGCGAAGCTGGCTGCTTCCGGCGATCTGATCTGATTAACTGCCCGCGTCCGTGGCATCAAAACGGCGATTGTACACCGGATTGGATTCCCCGGTGGATGGTGAACCGTCCCGCTGCCCCTTCGGCGCGGACAACTAAATAAAACACCCCTCATGCCTATCCATTGGAAGCACAAACAGAGGGGTCGCTAGGTCGATAGCCCAATGTAGAGGCAGCCAGGACAACTGGAACTCAGTGCTGGTGCAAATCCAGCTCGACCTTTTGAGGATGGGACAACCTCGTTAAAAACCCAGTCATGACTGGAGTATTGGCCTGCTGCGGCAGACACCCAATACAACGGACGTATTACCCAAAAACTGAATACTTCGAATCCGGATAAAACCCAAGTACTTGGAAAGCTGATAAACCATTCTCTTTCCTTAAAACAATGACTGCAACAGTAACTCAACTCGGCCAGGTTAATAAGGCCGGTGACAAGAAAGCCCTTTATCTGAAGCTCTTTACGGGCGAAGTGTACGAAGCTTTCCGCAACTCC